GTAGTTCGTATTTGTTTATATAATCAAAAATTTCCGATACTGTCTCACCAAAGTCCATTGACATTGTTCTATATATTTTTGTGATGTTAATATGTTCAAGTAGGAATCTGTTGGTTATTGATAATAAGGCGTTATGCAGACACATTCTAGGATAAACGACGGGTCGATATATGACCCCAAAAATTGGTGTTGATATTATTTTCTGTCTGCATGGTGGTATAGCTTCACACTTGACTATTGCTCCAGTTTGAATTATCGATAATGGTACTTGCTTACAGCACACGTCCATCATAGTGATTCGTGCGTCCCTATTGATATATTTTCTCCGCATACGTGTTATTATTATATTGCGAATAAAGATTAACCACTCCCGAACGCTAGTATAAAATGTTAGTGTTTTTGTTTGTCTTCGCCCAAACATCCAATCTGTCACGCGTACATAGATTGTAGTCGTTTTAATTATAATTCCTAACGCAATGATGGCTAGTGATATATAGGCCATTGTTTCAATGTCAATTGTGAAAAAATCTGTTGCTTTGGTCTCTGTCAGTTTCTGGTACAAATATTGATGATATTGCATCAATTTCTGTTGTGGTTTAACGTACTTGTGCATTGCCCCTATTTCGTTACTCAGGTTTAAAGTGTATGCACAGGGTATACCATATGTCAATATATCTAGTGTGTCTTGGCTGCTCTCTGGTATGCTACGTATTAGTTCTTTGGCTTTGGCTTTGAGTGCTTCAAAGCTCGTGCCCTTGTCGTCAATCCTTGGTGAATGGGCTATGAATTTGCACATTTCCGCTAAAAATGATTTTGGTAAAATAACTGGTTTTGTTTTCCCATCAATCAAAACAATGCTGCCGAATATTGAGTAAACGCGCATGTCTTTAAAGGTCTGCTTCTGCATATCATGTGGTATGGATGTTATTGCATCGGATGCGGCTGTAAATGGATTTTCCAATCGTGCTACTTGGGCTGGATCATGTATACTCTTACTAAATATCATATCTGGTGGTGTATTTTTCTTTAATCCTCTCTGGCAGCGTACTAATTTAAATATTTGCGTGTC